CCCCGTCCGGATCCTGCCAGGCGAAGGCCGACTTGTAGTAGGCCTCACCGGCGTCCGCTTTCAGGCGAGCCTCATTCGCCGGCCCGTCCCAGGCCCCGCCATCCGTCTCAGTGTGATGAACTGCGATCGCACTCATTCCCAACCTCCTAAAACGCCGCCGGCGATCCTCAGCCAATCTCCGCGGTGACCATGCAATCACATCCGTTGTGGAGTGGCGGATGCCTGACGTCGAATTCCGCTGCCATCGGCCGGTCAGCCCCATCAGGCATGAATTCGGACCCCGCACCAAGGAACGCCTGCTGGATCCCAACAACCCGACCGTCCATGCTCGAGCAATAAAGGCAACTCTTCCCGAAAGCATGCCACCGCAGCAGTGTTACGCCAGCCGCCGCGAAGAGCGACACCGCCATCGAGTTGCCCGATCGCACTGTCTCGATATCGGCGATCTCGTTCGGCCGCACCTCTTCCCACTCACCGAACCGCGCCTCGAGCGCGGCCACCGGATCCTCGCCAGCCGTGACCGCCTCCTGGAGCACGGATCGAACCTGTGCCAGGCTGATCCCGATGTGGTGGGCCGCGAAGTCTTCCACGTAGGCCTTGGCCAGCACATCGAGCTGCTCATCGGAGAGCGGATCCACCCCGATCTCGTCGGCCGCATCGGCGACAACCAGCTCGCCATAGGACCGAAGGACGGGCTGCATCTGCCGATGAATGAAGTCGCGGTGTTCCTCGTAGAACTGATCCAGCCATAGGCTCAGCGCCGGCACATCCCGTTTCCGTAGAAGCGCTTTGGCCTTCTGCAGGATCTCGTTGGCCTCACGCCGAACGATCTTGCCGGCCGTCTCGGCGAAGAGATCGTGATAGGCCCTGGCCAAGCGCCGGCGCCCTTCCGGTGACCGCTGCTCCAGTGTCACTCCTCGGGCGGGCAGTGGGTCGTGCTCAGCTGTTAGTTCAGCTGCTACGGGCTGATACCCTCGCATTGCTGCCAGAACCCGATCTGAGCCGGCCGACCTGGCCGGGATCAAATTGAGCGGCACCAGATAGACGTCCCCACCATCAACCGGATTCATGTTCTCCAGCTCGCGGATATCGTTCGCGCTCAGCCACCCATTCTGGCGACCCTGGGCGTAAGCCGCGTAGCGAGCCACAATGTCGCCGCGCAGCAACCCGTCGACCAGAAACTCGGGGAAGAACCGCGACCGATCGCGCTCGATCATGAGACTCTGCTTGATGGACTGTTCCCAACGCACGAGCCAGGGCCGGATCGAGTGCACGACGAACTCGATCGACTGATGCTCAATGTTGGAGAACGTCGCCCGATCAAGATCCGCCAGCATATGCGGCGGGATCCGATACATTCGGGCAATTTCCTGCAGTTGAAACTTGCGGGTCTCGATGAACTGCGAGTCTTCTGGCGGGATCCCAACCGCGGCCCATTTGGTACCTTCTTCGAGGATCGCAACCTTATGCGACTTGCTTACTCCTGAGTGCTTCGCCTCCCAGTCCTCCCGCATTCTCGTGTGCGCTTCGGGGCTCAGCGTCCCAGGATGCTCGAGTACACCGCCCGGGCGAGCATCATTTCCGAAGAAACGCGCGCCGTACTTTTCCGCAGCCAGACCCAAACCGATGGCCTGACGCATGAGCTGGATAGGGCTGTAGCCAATCCGCCCGTCTGAGCCGAGCCCATGCAGATGCCAGATAAATCCTTCATCGAACCACTTCATCTCGCCGGTAGGCATCTGATACTGGTAGGACCAGCGGCCCTGGTTGTTGACGATCTGCAGCATTCGGTCAGGCCGCAGCGGAAGGATTTCCTTCACATGGCCGGCGCCGTTGTAGTCGATGAGCGAGTACGCGTTGCCCCAGAGCCCGAGATGGCCCTGCAAGGTCTCCCGGCACTCGAAGGAGGTCATGTCTCCGTTGGGGCGTTCCTTGAGAAGCTCGTAGAGTGGATACTCGTCTGCGCGCCTCTTACCGCGAGGCATTCGCTCATACATGATCAGCGGCAGGCTCGCGATGGTTTCCGCCAGGATGCGGACGCACGCGAAGACTGCCGAGTGCGCCAGCGCCTTCTCGTGGTTTACCGACACACCGGAATCAGTCGGCGCCGTAAGCCCGAGCTCGACCCACTGGTCGTGATCCGTCAAGGACAGGTTCGTCCGCCTCTCCGCAACCTTCAGCGATCGGTTCGGCCAGAGCATGTTCTCGAGGATGCTCATGCGCTATGCCGCCTCCAGGCGATCACGATCCCGGTCGAGAGCAGAACTGCACCCCCGATGACGAGGCCCCATCCGACGCCGGCGATCGTCACAATACCAGCCATCAGCACGATGAAACCCGCGCCCGCGAGAAGATCCGGAAGCGCAGTACTCATAGGTCAAGAAAGCCCCGCTGCTCGTACACTGACTTCCCGCTCCCGTGCCGTACGGCTCGATCAAGAGCCATGATCCCTGCGACAACGCCGTCGATCCTTTCCCGGCTCTTCTTCTTGTCCGGCTTCACGTTGCCGGCCGGATCCTGTGAGACTTCCATGTTGTCGGCCATCCACCGCATCACCTTGTGCCCGCCGTGAGCCAGCTTGCCGTCGAGTGTGAGTCGGAGAACTTCCTTCGTCGGTGCGCTCATACTCACAAAGCCCTGGCCAAAAGCCACCATCGTGAAGCCTGCCCCCACGAGCTGCTGGCTGATCTGGAAGGCGCCCCAGCGATCGAAGGCGATCTCGCGGATGTTGTATCGTTTGCCCAGTTCGGTAATATCCTTCACAATGAGACCGTAGTCGATCACGTTGCCGGGCGTCGCCTTCATCAGTCCGTCTCGCACCCACGCGTCGTAGGGGACCCGGTCCTTGCGCGCCCGCTCGATCATGTGCTCCTCGGGGATCCAGAAGAACGGCAGCCAGATGTGGAGTTCTGGAGCTTCCGGATCCGGCGGGAAGTCGAGAACGAAAGACGCGATGTCGATCGTGCTCGCCAGGTCCAGCCCCCCATAACATTCGAGCGTTTCGAGATCGTGCGGCACGGCCTGGCCGTCGCACGCATCCCAGGCCTCCATCGGCAACCAGCGGACCTTCTGCTGCGTCCACTGATCCAGGAGCAACCTGCGAAATGTGTTCTCGTACGCCGGCGTGAGCTGAGCCCGCCGGCATTCCGCCGCCAGGAAGCTCTCCTGAACAGACACGCCTAGATTCGGGTTTGCCTTGCGCCATGTCTTAGGATCCGTCCAGTCATCTTTCTCGTCGGCCGAGCGAATGTAGGCGAAGTACTCGTCGTCCTCGATGATCCCCTCAAGGATCTGGCGGGCATGCTCGTGCTGCTCCCAACAGATCGACTCCCGGTCGTAGCCAGCCGTCGTGATCGCAACAACCAGCGGCTGCCGTCGGGCCCCGGTCGCGGTGACAAGGACATCCCAGAGATTGCGATTGGGCTGTGCATGCAGTTCGTCGAAGATGACGCCGTGTGCGTTGAGCCCGTGCTTCGTCGGGACATCTGCGCTGAGCACTCGGTAGACACTGCTAGTCGCCGGCACCACAATCGAGCGTTTGAAGCGCTCGCACCGCGCAGCCAGCGCCTGCGACTCGCCGGCCATTTGACTGGCCAGATCAAAAACAATCGCCGCTTGCTCTCGGTCGGCGGCTGCACCAAACACCTCCGCCCCGGGCTCGTCATCCATGAACAAGAGACAGAGCGCGATGCCGGCCGCCAGAGTGCTCTTGCCATTCTTCCTGGGGATCTCGATATAGGCGATCCGGTACTTCCGCGTGCCATCGGCTCGCTTCCATCCGAATAACGGGCGGATGATCTCATCCTTCTGCCACTCCTCGAGAACGAACGGCTCTCCTGCCCATTCACCCTTGCAGTGAACAAGCAGAAGCTCGAAGAAACGGACGGCGAGCTCTGCAGCGTGGTCATCGAAGTAATACCCCTTCGCCGCGGCCTTCTCGCCTTTCCCATTCTTCCGACCATTGCGGCCACTCATTCAATCGGAGCCTTCCCATTGGTCACCGCGATGCCGCCTTCTTGAAGAGCAGATCCGCAAGCGTCATCTGTTCCATGTCTGTAGCGCTTACCTTAGATCTGCTTGATGGTGTCATCCCAAACTCGACGGCGAATTTGCGCACTTCCTCCATCGCGTTCTTCGCCACAACAACGTACGGGCTCTGCTTCAATGTCCCGTGAATCGTGTGTGTCACCATTCCGTGCTTGCTCAATTCCTGCTCAGCCTTCACCCATCGCCCCCAAGCCACACAATAGGCAGCCAGTGCGGCCCGGTCGATCTGGCTTAGGAGCCCGGCATCGAACAACAAGCTCGAGAGCCTCTTCCATTCTCGCCGCGCCTCGCCTAGAAGATGCTTCGGACAATCGGGGATTGAGCGCGCAACGCGCGCCTCGTGCGCGTTGATCTTGCGCTTCCCTGGATTCCCCGCGAGCTTCTTCAGTTTCGTTGGCTTAGGTCGAGGTGCCACGATTCCGTCTCACTTTGTTTCTCGATGCGCGGGCGCGTGCGCGGTGC